CATGTTAAAAGATAAATTGGACGATTCATATGTTCCCTACTTAAAAAAAGGCACTGATACCAGCACAGGACAAAATGTGGGGATGCTTACTCGCATTGATCCTGCAGTCACTTTATATAGAACTGAAATAAAATATAACTACCCATTACCAGGATCTAAATGTGGATATACTGGTTCCGCTGGTTCATCCGGTGTAAGTAAACATTATATTACTGAATTTAAATTTAACGGATATAACATCGCCTTCATTGCTGCACATTTATTAGCTATACCAACAGATCCTATGAGATGTGCAGAGAGAGAAGCACAAGCATCCGTATTACAAAATGTTATTTTCGGTTATGTAAATAAAGGATATGAAGTGATTATGATTGGAGATTTCAATGATTATGATGCAGAAGTTCTTGACCTAAACAGTAATAAACCAACCTCCAGGGTATTGGATATACTAAAAGGTTATCAAGGTGATTTAGGCGGCCTTTATGAATTACATAACTTAGCAGAAGGAATGGTGCAAAGCCAAAGATATAGTGATTGGTGGGACTCTGATGATAACTGCAATACATCATCTCAAAAAGATTTATCAATGATTGACCACGTTTTAGTTACGGATTCTATAAGAAAAAATATAGTGGATGTTTTTATTTATCACGGATACGACGAATATTGTGGTAAATATAACTCAGATCATTATCCTGTTGTTATAGATTTTGAATTATAAATATAGTTATTATATAAATAGCATAAATTAGTATAAACAATTATAAATATGATAATTTTAAATTCTATATCATATTTATATGGGATTTATTGAAAATTACCAAAAAAAAATAGAGTTCGGAATTAATATTCTTGAACTAATTTCTTATACAATTTCATTTTTATTAATTTCTTTTACTATTATTACCTCTATTTATACATATATTATTGAATATATTCGCCCAACTGAAGGTCAATTAATTGCTTTTCAACGTACAAGATTGCAATTAGCTGAATCAATTACATTAACACTAACCTTTTTATTAGGCGTTGAAATACTTAAACTATTTCATATACGAACATATAAACAATTAATTATTGTAATATCTTTAGCTGCAATTAAATTAGTAATTGGTTATTTTTTATTCAGAGAAATTGAATTCTATAAGGAAAAAGAAAAACCTTAATCCTATTTGAATTTTTTTGATTTATATTTGGATAAATAGATACCGGTTTTAATCATTAGGTAGGAGAAAATAAGAGATAACAAAATAAAAAGAAAGATAGAAAATAAATAAAAAAAGGAATATCCAGGTTCTACCTTTTGGTCCAAACCCAGATAATTTAAAAACCCATTAAAGACTTCAGTAAATAAAAAGATATAGACCCAATTTTTTTTATTTTCAGTATCTGGAAATAATTGATAACAAAGTGGTTGATAAAACATATATTTGGTAAAATACAAATTCGTGTAAACATCCCAGTCATAAATAGTAGTTTGATCATCGTTTAAAATTTTTCTTCTACATTCTTGGGTATAAATACACGCGTGTGCTCCCATTCTTACCAAAACCCGTCGATTGTAATAATTGATAGGAATTTGTAAACCTGGTAAACAACCAAGAGAATAAATAAAACTCTCTTTTTTCTCATTTCTCTCTTTTATAAATTTTGCAATAGCATTTGTATTTTTGGAATCAAGTATTATTGGATTGAACATAAAATCATCTTCTAAAACTAAAATGTTTTTATATTTTTTCTCTTCAGCATCTTTTAAGACATTTAAAAAAGCATCGACTATATCATAACTTGACGTGTTTTTATATAAATCCTTTTCACATTCTTTAAATCCTTTGTTGAAAACGATAATGACCTTTTTACTTGGGTGAAAATTTTGTAATTGTTCATAAATATTTGATAATCGTCCATTCCCTTCTAGATGTAATATATAGGTAGCATCTACTGAATCATCTAAAACCCCTCTTTGAAAATAGATTTCTTTATAATTATAACATGGCGACACCATATGTATATATTATATATTATATATTATATATTATATATTATATATTATATATTATATATTATATATTATATATTATATATTATACATTATACAGTGTAAAAATATAAAAAAGAAAACACTTATTCTATTTATATTATACAATATTTTTTACATTTATTCATTTATAAATTTCTCGATGGAATCAATCCATTCTTTGAGTATATCTTCATTTTCATAAATATCATAATTTCCATCTAAAATAATTTGCTCTGCACACACACATTCCGAAGATGTCTTATCTAACATATTATCGTGATAATTGCTACACGATTTTAAATAGTCGATTGGAATATTACCTTCACCGTCTCTATGTCTGGTAGCAATTCTTTGATGACAAATTGCAGGGTCTGTTTTTACATAAATCACTTTATGAATTGGAAATTCATCCGCAAATGTATTAAACCAATTTAAATAAATTTGATAATTAACATGCTCGATTTTGCCTGCATCGTATAACATTTTTGCAAAAACCATTTTGTCTGTGAATAAACTTCTCTCGGTAATAATAATATATTTTGGCAAGTTAAAATAATTATCTGAGTGAGAATCTGAGTGAGAACACTGTTTAATTAAATTTTCTTGTTCCGCCTTAATTTGATTAATAGTATCTTTTAATAATTTTAATCTCGATATATAAGCCATCATTTGAAATGAAAACGAATATTTATCTTGATCTGCGTAAAACTTTTCTAATATTGTGGTCCCATTTTCATCTTTAATTTTGCTCCATTCGTCAACCGGTTCTTTTAAAAATACCACGGTCGTATTTTCATCAAAATGCTTTCTAAGATTGGCTAGTAAAGTGGACTTACCAGAACCAATATTGCCTTCAATGGAAACAATTTGAATTTGTTGATTCATTCTATGTTTTATTTATGTATTGTATTTATATCTTTTTATCTTTCAATTTTATATAAAAAATGATTAAATAAAAAATTGATTGAATAAAAAACTATATAATAAATGCATATAAAGACAACAGTATATTATTAAGTAATTAAACAATTAAAATGGATTTAAAACAACGTAAATTGAATAAGTCTGAATGGGGGTCGATTGAAAGACCAGTTTCTGAATCCGAATTGGCTATTTTAAATCTTATTATAAAAGGTTATCATGACGTAAATATCAGAATTAATAATAATAATTCTATCTTTACATTTTTAAAGATAGAATTTTCAGAAAAAATGGAAGATTGTATTTACAACCGCTATTTGCGTAAAAGAGCTGATGAAGTGGAGAACAGTTTATTACAGTTGGACCCTACTTACAAAGCGATGAAAATTGATGCAAATATAAAACCTAATTCGAGCGACAGAGTTAGATTGGAACGATTTGACGAAGAGACGATTAAAAATAATGATATTTATGAACACCTTTTATTGAGTTACATGGAAAAATTAATTAACAGTAAAAAAACAAAAAATAATAAATTATTCCATTCTTGCTACTACACACTTTATAAACTTATTAGAAATAATATTGTCCGTTTAAATAGACACATAAAAAATTTGACTAACATTGTTTTGGATAAATTTGCAGATGAAATTGATAAATTAATTGTTATTGAAAATGCGGTTGATTTTATTGAAAAAAATGAAAGTTTATTGAAGTACAATGATCTGGTACTTTATGAACATCAGAAAGAAATATTTGCGACCATCAGAACACCAAGACCTAAATTGGTATTATATATGGCGCCAACTGGAACAGGAAAAACAATGACACCTATTGCGCTTTCAGAACAGAAAAAGATTATATTTGTTTGTGCAGCAAGACATGTTGGACTAGCTTTAGCAAGAGCGGCTATTTCAGTCAATAAAAAAATTGCTTTTGCATTTGGTTGTTCAAGTGCAGATGATATTAGGTTACATTATTTCGCAGCGAAGGAATTTACGAAGAATAAGCGAACAGGTGGTATCAAAAAAGTCGACAACTCGGTTGGTGATAATGTAGAGATTATTATTTGTGATATTCGCTCCTATTTGCCTGCTATGTACTATATGTTAGCATTCTTTCCAGCTAAAGATATAATTACATATTGGGATGAGCCAACTATTACAATGGATTATGATAACCACGAATTTCATAAGACAATTAGAAAGAATTGGAAGGAAAATGTTATTCCAACTGTTGTCCTATCTTCTGCTACTTTGCCGAAAGAAACGGAACTTACTGAAACGATTCCGGATTTCCTGAATAAATTTCCTGGAGCTGAAATCTGTAATATTGTAAGTCACGACTGTAAAAAATCGATTCCTATTGTTAATAAAGATGGTTACGTAGTATTACCTCATTATTTGACTAATAATTATGATGAAATGTTGAGAACTGCAAATCACTGTATTAACTATTTGACTTTATTGCGATATTTCGATTTAAAGGAAGTCGTTGAATTTGTCACGTTTGTAAATAGAAATAATTACGCAAATAATAGAATGCATTTGGATAGACATTTTGAAGATTTGGATTCCATTAATATGAAAAATATAAAAATATATTATGTCGAAATGTTGAGAAATATTAATAGCGCAAATTGGCCTATAATTTATGGCTATTTTGAACAAAATCGCAGACCACGAATTCTAGAAAATACCGCGGTTGATGTAAAGGGTAATAAAATACAAAAAATTCGCAGCTTAGGTCCAGGTATAAATGCAAACACTTCAAATTCTTTATCAGGTGCTCCTATTTCGAGATTAGCTTCTGAACAAGTGACAAGTGCAAGTTCTAGAGTTGTTGAACCTGTGCCACAAGGAACATCTGGTGTTTATGTCACAACTAAAGATGCTTATACACTAACAGATGGACCAACTATATTTATTTCAAATGATATTGAAAAAATTGCGAAATTCTGCGTCCAACAAGCAAATATTCCAAATTCTGTTATGGAGGATTTGATGAAGAAGATTGAATACAATAATATTATAAATAATCAGATTGGTG